GTAAACCACAATCTTTCGTTCTTGGGCCAGCGGGATGAGGGCGGACCGATGATACTTAATCGGGACGTCGTCATCATTCAGCCTGGGAAGTTTTGTAACTTCCAAGCTGCGGGAAGCGATTGTTATGCTTCCCCTTCGGCGGGCTTTGTGCTGACCCAACCGAGTGTACCCTCAAAAGGGAGTGTACTCGGTTATGGAACAACAGCCATTGCCCAAACCACACCCACATCTCCACTTTTCTCCGCCGCGACTTTTCTCGGCGAGATTAGGAATGACGGTTTACCGTCACCATCAGGTGTTCAGCTCTGGCGCGAGAGGGCGAAAGCCTTCAAAGCGCTGGGTGGTGAGTACCTGAATGTGGAGTTCGGATGGAGGCCTTTTGTGAATGATTTGCTCTCCTTTGGGAAAGCAGTCAAGAAGACCTCTGCTCATGTAAAGGACTTTACGTCCAAACAGAGCAAGCTCATCCGTGTGAGTCACAACAATAGGTCTGAGTTTACTAGCACCAGTACGTCGGCTAATACCTTCGTATTTATTGGTGACAACTCAGGTGCCTATGAGCGGCCGCTAGGGTCCCTCCGTGTGGAGTCGGGGAATAAAGCGTGGTTTTCAGGTGCTTACACCTACTACGCTCCCCCCACTGGACCTCTCGCTTCTGCAATGCAGTTCGAGAGCCAGGCGAATCATCTTTTGGGGTCTCGTTTGACCCCCGAAGTCGTCTGGAACCTAGCGCCCTGGTCCTGGGCCCTTGATTGGTACGGCAACATGGGCGACGTGATGCATAATCTGTCGACCATCGGCCATGACGGGCTTGTTCTCAAGTGGGGTTACGTGATGAATCACACAAAGTTTCAGGTTGATGTCTCCGTGCCTTCAAGCACGGGCGGCTTCGCCCCTACGGCGTGTGCATCACGTTGGATAAAGGAGACCAAGGTTAGGTATCCTGCATCCCCCTACTTTGGATTTGGCGCGGCTGGTAGTCTTAGTGACCGCCAGTCTGCCATCCTAGTTGCCCTCGGTATGTCCCGAGGCAGGTAGGCACTGGCTCTAGCAACCAGTCCGGTTTGTCCGGCTGTAGTGCTAGGGTTTCGTACCCATGACGCATTCGCGTCCCCACACAAAGGAGTATCCACATGGCTCTTGCCGACCCTCAGTCCGTTACCATTACTGGTACCGGAACCGTGTCCCTCCCGCGAACCTCTGCGGGAACGAACGCGGGCGTTTTCACCTCTGCCGACCAGAACACGAAGCTGAGCGTTTCCCATTCGTATGGGAAGCGCAATCGGCATCTCGTGCGTCTGGACGTGCAGAAGATCGCTGCAGACCCGCTTATGGCGGGTGTCAACGCGATCTCCACCATGTCCGCCTACCTGGTCGTGGACGTTCCGAAGAGCGGCTACGACCAGACGGCCCAGAAGGCCGTGGTCGACGGACTCGTCGGTGCCCTTTCGGCATCGACGGGTGCACTCATCACCAAGACTCTCGGTGGTGAGATGTAGGGTGTAACGCCAACAAGGGGGTACGTGGACTTGGATCGCTAGCCTAGAAAGGCAACGATGAAAAGCCTCGTACAACTCTGGCGTGTGCTGGCCTATGAGTTGGCCAGTATATGTCACACAAGCGCCTCGCGGGACTGGAAAACAGTCCAGCGACGTGTCGAAGATGAAGGGTTCTCGTTTTTAACGATTACCCTCCCCTCCTTCGCAAAGGACCTTGAACAGGCCTTGGAAGAAGGAAAAGTGTCAAACGGGCACTTTCAATCCTTCAAGAAGGATCGTCGTACCGGGCTCCCCCGATTTCTTGGAGGTTTCCTTTCGACCATCTTCGACGAACATGGTGCGCTTCGCGCCGATGTAGCTGACATCGCAGAACCAATCCGCTGTGTCAGGCAGCTTTGCTACCTGTACCAGAAGATTGAGCTCGAGTGCAGTGATGCACGGAAGCTCGCCGCGGTGAGAGCGTTTGTCGACGCTGACTCTGGAGCTGCACAATGGGAGGCGGATCACGATCCCTCTGTCTTACAAGACATGGGTCGTATAGCACCTCTCTTGTTCCGTGAGGTCTTCTCGGAGATCGATCAACTGATCTACGAAGGGGACCTCACGCCACGACACGGACCTGGTGCCACTGCCGATCGACTTCGCGGAAACGCTAAGTACGATCTGGCTTATTGGCCCAGTCGACTTGACCACGTATTTCCTTACATGGAGTACGGGTTGCCGAGCCTTGGACGCGAAAGCTTGTTCAAGGAGTCCGTGGTGCAACATCCAGACGAGGACATGGAGCTACCCGCAAGGGTTGTCCTCGTGCCCAAAACACTGAAAACCCCACGAGTGATAGCGGCTGAGCCGACGTCTCTGCAATATATGCAGCAGGCGGTTGCCAGCCCTCTCGTGAGGCTTCTCGAAAGTCGAACTTGTTTCGTCCAGGGTATGATCGGTTTTACCGACCAAGACCCTAACCGAGAGCTCGCTTGCCACGGATCGCTCCATGGCTCCGTAGCCACGCTCGATATGAGTGAGGCGTCAGACCGAGTTACAGTGTCCCAAGTGAAGGCCGTTACACAACGCTTCCCGCATTTCCAAGAAGCGTTGCTCGCGACCCGCTCACAAAAGGCGCAGCTACCCCCCGAATTCGGGGGAGAGGTGGTTCACCTCTCTAAGTTTGCTGCGATGGGCAGTGCCCTGTGCTTCCCGATGGAGGCGGTCTGTTTTCTTACGGCCGTCTTCGTTGGGGTTGAGCAATATCTGCTCAGCCAGGGTAGTAAGTCGCTCCTAACCCGCCAGGACATTGCTGCCCTGAAAGGTTCGGTGCGTGTCTACGGAGACGATATCATTGTCCCCGTCGACTGTGTCTCATACGTGACCGAAACCTTCGCCCGTCTAGGGTGGAAGGTAAACACCAACAAGTCATTCTGGACTGGTTCGTTCAGAGAGTCTTGTGGAGGAGACTACTATGGAG